TCAAGGATTTTATCAACCGATACACCGCCCAAACGCAGGCTGTCAAAGTACGCATTGTTAAAGACGTTCGCCGCTACCGCGCCAGAACCCGCACCGTCAAAGTAAATAACCGCCGTCGTTCCCGCAGGAAGCTCGTAATCATTACTCGCGCTGTACGTGCCTTGGAACAAGATAATGCTGCGTGATCCCGCCAGATCGTTGCGGACATAGATAATCTTTTCAGCGTCATTCGGCGTCAACTGCACATAGGCCGTCGCACCCAAGTCACCGCCGTCGTTAAAGATAACCATGCGGTTACGACCATCAGACGCCGCACCGTCGCTAATCGCCAGTGTATTCGGTGAACCTGAAGTCCCCGCGCTCGGCAGTGTAACCGTGACCTGACCGTCAAGGGCCGTATCCAGTAAGCTCAAGTTTGTGTTCGTTGTATCGCCCCATGTACCAGACTGTTCGCCTGTTCCAATGAGTTCTATGCCGTTGTTTAGCGTGTATGTACTTGCCATTTTGCGTTCCTATGCTGCTATGTCATCCCAGCCCGGAGTTTGGGACGGTGTATCGTCACTCCACGCTGGGGTAGAAGATGGTGTTAAGGGAGTATAACTCGGATTTTGATTTGGAACAATCCTGCCCCAAACAAGAACTTGACCTGCCTCGCCAGTTCCTTCGACGCCTGTCACATTGACAGTCGCTTGTGCATCTATTGATACCTCGCCCACTTCGCCAGTGCCTTCAACACCAGTGACGTAAACGTTTGTTGTAACTGTAATAACAGTTCCAGTGCCGACTTCGCCAGTAGCCTCAAGGCCAGTGACAGGCGCATTTGCGTCTGCAATAACCTCAATAAAGCCGCCGTAAACAAAACCTTGAGCCTGTAATCCGCTCGGTATGTCTACAGTTGCATCAGCTTCAACAGTTACAGAACCAACAGAACCTGTACCTGCGACACCTGTCGGATAAACATTTGCTTCTCCAACAACTGTAGCTGTGCCTACACCACCTGTGGCTTCCTGCCCTGTGGGATAGACATTTGCTTCCGCGACAACTGTCACAGAACCAACAGAAGAAGTAGCTTCTAGTCCAGTAACGGGAACATTTGCCTCAGCAACAACTGTAACCGATCCCACATCAGCCGTAGCTTCTAATCCTGTTGGGTAAACATTCGCTTCTGCAATAACAGAAACAGAGCCAACGCCTCCTGTGGCCTCGACTCCATCAACATAAATATAAATAAGTGGAGTTCCCCAAGAACCCTCACCCCAAGTGGCTCTACCCCACCCTTCGTATGAAGTAGAAGAAGCCACGATCTAAACCTTACGCGATACGAATGATAGCGTTAGATGCATCCGCTGTTGGGAATACGATAGTAAAATCACCAGCCGTAGATGTTTTATCTGCACCAAAATCAAGCACAACAACCGCACGGTTGCCGTTTGTCGAATTGTAAATTAGTGCCCCACGCGCCGTAATCGTAGCTGTGCTGAACGTAAAATCATCAAAATCACAAAACGCAGTTGTTCCACTTGTTGTTGGATCAATGTTTGTTAACGTCCCGCCACCCGCAGTATAACCTGTGCCGCTAATCTCACCAGTAGTTGTATATACCGTCGTAGAAGCATCAAGCGTTGCGGTGTTGTCGTACAGCGCAATTTTGTAGGCATTCGCACCCACGTTAAAGTCATGCAAACCTTCCAAGACCTCTTGCTTGAAAGATGTGCACATATAGTTACCTGTAAATGCCATTTTTAGTCTCCTTATGTTTTCTCTCTCAAGATTAGCCCAGTGCGGTACGCATCTGTAACTTCTTGTGACTCACCAAAGTTTTTAACACGAGATAGAGCCTCAGTAAATCTTTGGGTATAGTTCTGTATTAGATCACCTTCACCTTTCATAAACGTATATGCCTCTATGAGACTACCGTATAACAAGGCTACAGATGCGTTTGTGCTCAACCACGTTGTTTCATTTCCAGCTTTCTGCGTTAGCGAAAGAGGACGATAGAAATAATGCAATTCTACAGCATAGTTGGAATCTGGTGTTGGCCCCAAGATAAAGTTGTCGATGTCAAACTGCGCATAGTAGCGAGGAACACCTGTGGCTCCATCTGGGTTGAATGACTGAACAAAGTTCACATCCTTGAACAAAACAAACTCTTTGTCGCTGCCATTCGTCAACGAAAGACTAAATGGAGCAAGATAATCACTAGGAAGCGCAAGATATTGATTGCTTGCAGTCAGATTGCCGCTTTGGTTCTTGCGGAATACCTCTAACTGCGCAATCTTCAAAATGCGCTCCTCAGCGTTTTTGATGAATATATCAAGGCTGTTCACAAAGGTTGTCTCTGTGTTCTCAGTGTAATCCTGAATCGCTGTTTTTAGCTCGTCATATGTAAAACTCATGAGATCACCACTGTAACTCTACCCACATAACCAATTGTATTGATCTTGTTTTGGGGTTCTGGATAAATATTGTCACCCACACTTACAGACACTGCACCAGCGTCTGGATCGGGGCGAGGATTGCGCAATGCCTGTGGGTCAGGGACTGCTCGTAGTGGCTCTAACTGTGGATGCTTTGGCTCCCACTCGTCTTTGCCAACGAGTAGACCATTCCACTCTTTGCGCATGTCTTTTAACCGATAGCGAAAGCCTGATCGGTCAGAAATACCGTATGCCCACTTACCTGTGGCATATTTAGACATATCGGTAGTTCCTCAAGTCTGGGGCAACGCGGAAAGACGCGCGATCACGGTCCTCGTCCATTGCTCGGTTAAGTTCTTCTTCATACAGTGCCTTGAGCATCTGCATGCGATCTGGTGCGCGTTTCACGCTTATGTAGTAGGCCAAACCTGCCGCTAATGCTGGGTAGAAACGGAACGGAACACCAAGAGTATTGGTGTATAAGTCTGCGTCATCCAGTCTTGTTAGTGCGTCATAGATAATCACATCTGTGTTGTTGTCTGGCAAAGGCCATAGCTTCAATACAGGCGTGATTTGACGATCCACAAAGAATTGTGTGGGTCGAGCTTGTGTCGTTTTGGTCGGAATATTGAGATATTCGTCACGACTAATCCGATCTAGCGCGTAATCTGTGCCAGATCGACGTACAACTAGGGACAAAATGTCGATAACATCTGTTCCTAAGTCATAATCTCCATCATTTGATGTTACTGTGATTGTGCGCTGCTCAATCGTCCATTGATTCAAGCCACGGTTCGCCCAATCAGCAAACATCAGGTTCATAGACCGCTTTGCAGTCTTCAGATCATACCCTGTACGGACCTCTAAACCGCACCGCTCAAAGGCTTCTTCGATGTAGTCTGCTACATCTAGCTCAAAGTCTGTTGATCCTGATACGGTCATTTCTTTTTCCTCTTGAGCGATTTAACGCGCTTTGGCTTACCCGCAGGCTGACCAAGTTTTTTCTTCTGTGATATTCTACTACGCTTTTCGCTCGCTGTCATCTCTGATCTTGTTTTTGGTGTCTTAGAGCTTACGCGCTTAGTGGGGCGACAGTATGGAGTGCCACGTTTTTCGCCCTTCTTTCGACCACAAGCCTTGCCCGTGCGGACATCTTTCCAGTCTTCCTTGAACCAGCGTTTGAGTGCAGCACCCTTTTTTGTCTTCCGAACAGCCATTAGCTTTTCTTCGTTACTTTACGGCGACTAGACATCACCTTTCCACATCCATTCGCAATCACCTCTCCGCCTTTTAGCATACGGCGCACTGGGCGTTTGCGATACTCATTTGATGGCTCAATAACGCCACCCATAGCCTTCTTTACAGGCTTTTTCTTACTGTTTCCCCAGTTTTTAGCGCCGACTTTTCGACACTTTGCGATTGCTCCGCTTGCGTATGCGCTGGGGAACACCTTGTACCTTGCTTTTACCTTTCGATAACACGCGTCTTTTGGCATTTTTCTTCCTCTTCATTGGCGGCTTGCTAACTTGCTGCGCCATTTGTGAGCGACCAATCGCCATTACTTACCAATCCCTAAGATCACTTCCATGAAAAGCTCACTGTTCATTAAGCCAGCAAAGACAATCGCACCCACAATCATCCATTTCGCCTGAAAAACAGCAATCTTTATCTCTTTCATGTCAGATTGCAGTTTATCAACGCTAGTCACAAGATGATCTTGTTGGGCTTGAAACTTGACCATTTCTAGCTCAATTTCGTGAACAGTTTTCTCAGCCATCAGCACTTCCATCTTTTCCTTGCTTGTCTTAGGCGTGAATTAGGGTCTTTTGCTGCTTTAGGAAACTTCTTCATCTGTCCTGCGGAACGTGCGCAGTATGACTTACGACGCTTTGCGTCTTTGCTGCCCTTCTTAACTTTGCCTGTTACAGCGGTTTTTAACTTAGAACCGGGATTCGCTTTACGATACGCAGAGACACCCTTTTTAGTCATGCCTGCACCAGATTTGGTCTTGCGGTAGTTGCCGCCTTTACCAGTTGTTTTGCGTATCGGATTCTCTTTCTTACGAGCCATTTGTCCAATCCTCGTTTTTAATCAAGTATGCATCAAATGCTGCGGTCACACGAGCGTTATTGCTGCGCACAGTTGCTCGAATATCTATGTCTGATTTTTCTGGAAGCGCGAATGGAACATGAAAGGCATACATATATTCAGCAGATGCCACTTCAAACGTGTGAGCTATACGAAACGCTGTTTCGCCACCATAACGCACAAAGAAGTTACCTGTCGCATCTGCACCAGACTTAACGCTCATCACACCTTGAGTCATATAGGCAGTGTATCCCGCAGGAACTGTATATACGCCCATGAGTGTTTGCGACAAACCCGCTGAAATACGCGCGACAACAGTTGCGCTAACTTTGATGTCGATATTTCCAACATTCGCAGCAGAACCGTTATACATGTACGAGCGGTAAACACGAATAAATGTTCGGGTTGTTGTATTACCCGTCGCATTTGTCAGTGTTACGTTTTCTGTAATTTCTTGGTAGTTTTCATCAAGACCTTGAATCACGATAATCTTGCCTGCATCGCTTGCACTCGCACGATCTACTGTAAGAACGCTTGCGGAAGAGAATGCTGACCAAGGATATAGCGTGTCATCAATGTCCCACACAGTCCCAGTTGTGTTTACAGACATCTCGGGGACCGCGCCAAACTTATGCAACGCAGAATGACCCGGGATTTGACCACGGGCCACCTGAAGCTCAAATGGCTCAGATGTTCCAATCTGAGTTATGGAACGAAAGTTAGCCATACAACCCTCTTACGATAAGAAGATTGTTAGTTCGTTGCTCGCACCTGTGAATGCACTTACATAAGCACCACTTGTCGCAAGAATGCCATCATCTGGAATGTTCAGATGGTGCATACCTGTCGTAAAAGATTGCTCAATAAGGGTTTCACCAGACGCGCCACCGTTTTTGATTGTAAATGCGCCAGCCGCAGCCGCGTAAATTACAATCTGACGGATGCGTGAACGTGAGTCACCAACAACAGCCGCAGTATCGCCTTGCGTGAAGTTATATGCCTTTACTGGACCTGCCATGATCTATCTCCTTATCCTGCGGAGACAGTCAAAACACCTGAGTTGCTGTACAGTTGCCCTGCGACAGTTGGATCAGAAGTCGGTAGGTCGCTGATAATTACAACACTGTTTGTGCCGTCATGTGTGATAGAAATGTTTTCTGTCACTGCGCCAGTTGTAGCGTTCTTTGTTACGTCTTTGAATCCGTTCTCAGAACGAACTGGACCATTAAATGTCGTGTTAGCCATGTGTATCTCCTGTCGAGGCTAGTGTCAGCCGCACCATGCGACTGTCAGGGATACATTCAATATACAGGAAATGAGATAAAAAGAAAGGGGCTACCGTAGTAGCCCCAGTCCAACAGGGAGGTGTCCAAATGAAAAGGACAACCTCATTGTAGCACAAATTATGCGCCGGGTGAACCGAACACTGCGCGTGGGTCAGAATAGCCGAAGCTATAACGCTCACGAGCCTTAAAGCGCATGTTGCCTGTGTCGAAATCAGCTTCCATGTTTGTGCGCATTGGTGAACGCTCAAAGTGTTTGAAGCCGTTTGGAGCATCAGTCTTGATGAAGAACGCATCTGGGTCTGTCAAGAAGTGGTTAACAGTGTAACCCTCTGGAAGCATGCCCATGTTGCGAATCGCGTTCACATCATTGTCTGCTGTGCCAACACGTAGAGTTGATTCCAACAAGCGATCTGCAACGAATTGCAGTTGTGGTGGAATAATCAACTTAGTGCCGCGTAGAGCAATGATCATGTTGCGTTCATCAACGAAGGTAGAGATGTCAATCAAAGCATTCTCAAGCGAAGTCTCGTTCAAGTCTGCTGCTGTTGACGGCTCGTTGCGGAATGTACCACCACCTGCAAGTGGGTGGTCAGTCGCACAAAGCTCTTTACCGTCGCCACCTGTAAAGCTGCTGTCAAACGCATTGTTAAGCGTTGCAGCCGCTTTGACCTGCTTTGTGTGTGCCATAGAACGCGCAAGCGCCTTCGTATAACGCGCACCAAGACGATCATACAGGTTGTCTTCGATTGCTTCTTCGGTCAATGCGAATGCAAGTGCCACTGTTTCGTGTGAATAACGAGCAGTGTATGCTTCATTTGCATTGTCGAACTCTACGCCAGAACCTTCGGATTTTGTGGGAGCATTCCCAAATCCTACCAACATCACTTCTTCTTCGAATGCACGGTCTGATGTTTCCGTATCGTAGATTTCTGCGTGTTGATTCTCATATCGGTCATATTCCATACCGAATAGAGCGTTCAGGCCCGGCTCAAGTTCTTTGACGAGTTGGGAGCGTGAAATAGCCATAACTCAATCTCCTTATGCCAAGCCAGCGGTTCCACCGCTGAACAGGTGGTTGTTGATTTTTACGATCACGTTTGTGTTCGCAGCGGAAACATCGCTGTTCTCAGGGTCTTGAGAAATGTCGATGGCTTTCAACGGCAATGTTGCTGTTGTCGCGCCAGTAGACACAGCCAATTCCATACGAGAAGTACCAGATGTGGTATCGCCCAC